ATAATTTAGCACAGCAACTTCTGCATAATCAATTAGTAGACTTGCAATATGATTAAAAGGAAAAGAATGATGAAATATTTAAGTACAATTTTTATATTACTGGCTTGCCCAGCAGTCGCAACAGTTGATATTGTTGGAACTGTTGAGGCCAAATGCGTAATTCAAACAACAAAATCTGGGGTATATGGAAACCCTATTGCCAGCAAATTAAGCACAACACCATCCGATGGTGGTGTATTGCCTGTAATTAGATATGATGTTTCTATTGCAGATAGTTACACAGCAAACATAACTCATCCAACTTCTTTTAGTTCATCCCCAACTCTCAATGACACAGTTGCTTGGACTGGTAGCACAAGCGTCACGCAAACATCTGTTTCTGGAATGTCAGCATATGAAGCCGCAAAAACTGTGGTGGACAGTACGACCATATTCAATTTGACATTGGCTGGTTCTACTTGGTTTTCTACAGCTTCAAGCGCAGTCTATGGTTCTGCAAAACCATTTGCTGGAGGTACATATACAGCATCTGTAGTCGCAACGTGTATACCAAAGTAGCATTCTTTGCCCTATTTTTTATGTTGGGGTCATATGCTCAAGCACATGAGCAAACCCCAGCATATCCGAGAATACTACCTTCTCACGTCGAGGGCGTGGTTAAGGTTCAACTGAGATTATTAAATAGACGAAAAGAAATAAACTATTACGAAATTGGTCTTTTTGATAAAGATTTTGATGAAATAGATTTTACTTCGAAGCAAAAAATAATAAAAATAGATTATGAGGAAACGATAGATTTTGATGTTTATCTAAGAAAGTCTGATTTAGATAAGGCAGTTTATATTTGCACTGCATCAAAAATTTTAAAATCAAATAGTTCTAGGGCGATAGTTTCGTCCATCGTATGTTCAAAATTAGGTGGAGAACCACTATGAAGTTAATAATAGCATATGTTAACCCTATGAACCTTGTATACTTCTTTAAAAAGTTAACAAGGTATACACAGTTAACAGGGGGTATATTGGCTCTAAGCATAACTACATCTTTTGCAGAGAATAGTGCCTTGTCCCTTTCATTACCTAATCCACCAATGAATTATCAATCTGACAGCTTTTCTACAGGGAATATGCGTTGCAGTAATGCAGTGGGTGGTGGTGTAAATCTTGAATATGGAGTTACAGGTGTTCTTTCTGGATTAGACACAAACAGCAAAGGTCGAGATATAGGTGTATATGCTCGAATAGTTATTCCATTAGATAAACCCAAGGCGCGTATTAATTGTGATGACCTATATCAAATAGAACTGGCACAGCGCAGATTAGAAATACAAAAGTTACGTGATGAAATTGAAGCGCTTAAAAATTTGCAAACTGAAAATTTGGAGTTTGAGGACTAATGGTTGATACAACAAAAATTGCAGATGAAATAGACGGATTGGCTGATAAAGAGGTCAAAGTTGGTGGCATGAAGCTAACTTTTGCATCAATTATGGCAATTTTAGCATTTATTAGCACTGTTGTAGGGGGACTTTACGGCGGTTTTGTGTTATACCAAAGGATAGAAGCTGTCGCTGGCCTTGATTTAGACGAATATCAGGCAGAAATTAGGTTTATAGATAATAAGATAACAGCATTAACCGAAAAATCAGAACAAGGAATAGATTATACACGCGATATTAAGAACAGTTTAAAAAATGACATTCTTAGAATTGAAAAACAAGCGGATAGAACAGAGGCATTGGTACGCAATGTTTTAGATGATGTACGAGATATGATTGATAAAGCTTCTAGGCGCTTTGAAACACAAAGAGAACAGCTAAGAAGCACTCAAAAAGGAGATATGGCAGAGCTAGAGGCTCGGTTAGAAAAATTAGTGCAAAGGGCTTTAGATAATCCCTTGGCAAATTAGGAGTAAATAAAATGAGTGAATTTGATAAAGTTGATACAGATGGAAGCGGTACTATTGATAAGTCAGAATGGGACGCGCTAGAACTCGAAAATCGTCGTAAAGTCATGGAAGATGAAGATGCTCAGAGAGACTCTCAGCGTCAAATGGCTTGGTTTTGTTTATGGGGAATGTTGTTATACCCAGCTGGTGTAGTTGTTACTAGCGGTCTAGGATTAGACAAAGCGGCTGATATTATCGGTGATATGGCCAGTATCTATTTTTTAAGTGTTGCTGGTGTAGTCGGTGTTTTCTTTGGTGTTACTAAAATGGGTGGCTCTAAGCCAAGAAATGGTGATTAATTATGTATCAATATTTTGTAAAAAACGTTTTGAAGGTTGTCGATGGCGATACCGTAGACGTTGAAATTGATTTAGGTTTTGATTTGACGAAAAAAGAACGTGTCAGATTAGGCGGTATAGATACTCCAGAAAGCAGAACTAGAGATTTAGAAGAAAAAAAACTAGGACTTCAAGCTAAAGATTATTTAAAAAGCTTAATTATGAACGCTGATAAATTGATTGTTAGAACAGAAAAAGATGGCAAATTTGGAAGAATGATTGGGTATTTATATATGAACCCTGATGCAACAGTGTCACTAAACCAAATGCTCATAGATGAAGGTTTTGCATGGATGTACGATGGAGGTACAAAGAAAAAGGATTTGCAAGAATTACTTGATAAAAGGAGAATGCAATAATGTTAGCAAGTTTAATTGGACCAGTAACTGGTTTATTGGATAAAGTTATTGAAGATAAAGATCAAAAGGCCGCGTTAGCCCATGAGATCGCCACAATGTCCGACCAGCACGCCCAAGAGGCGCTTATGGGGCAACTTGAGATAAACAAAGCAGAAGCCGCGTCTGGGTCTTTATTTAAGGGCGGTTGGCGACCATTTATTGGTTGGGTTTGTGGATTTGCGTTTGCTTATCATTTTGTATTGCAACCACTTATAGTCTTTGGGGTTACGGCGGCTGGTGTTGAAATTCCAGAATTACCAAGTTTTGATATGGGTTCACTTTTAACTGTGATGATGGGAATGTTAGGATTAGGTGGTCTTAGATCAGTTGAAAAACTCAAAAAAATTGAGAAATAAAGGAATAGAAAATGATACTTACTGATGGTCAAGTAAAAGATTTACTGCATGGAAACTCAGATTGGGCTGATTGGGTAAAGCCAATGCAAAAGTTATTGCCAGAATATGAAATAAATACTCCAGCGCGTATAGCTGGTTTCATAGCTCAATGCGGTCATGAGAGTTTAAATTTTACAGTTTTAGAAGAAAATTTGAATTATTCAGCCAAAGGTTTGAATGCAATCTTTCCTAAATACTTCAAAAATGCTGGCAGAGATGCAGAGAAGTACCACAGAAAGCCTCAAGACATAGCAAACGTAGTATATGCTAATAGAATGAAAAATGGCGACACAGAGTCAAATGATGGCTGGAAATTTCGTGGTAGAGGGGTTATTCAATTAACAGGCCGTTCAAATGTCACAAGATTTGCAAATGATATGAACATGGCAATTTCAGAAGCAATAGAATATTTAGAAACAAATATGGGTGCTTTGCATAGTGCTTGTTGGTATTGGAATAGTAGAAACATAAATAGATCGGCAGATGATGGTGATATTGTTACTATGACCAAGCTTGTTAATGGTGGTACTATAGGCATTGAAGACAGAAAGCATCATTACGCTAGAGCCATAGAAATATTAGATGGCACTTATGTTCCAAAGCCAAGTCCAATTCTTCTAAAAGTTGGCAGTATCGGCGATAAAGTAAAAGATATACAAGAAGCTTTGGGGCTTGATGCAGATGGTCATTTTGGAAGAGTAACAAGGTCGAAGGTAATGGAATGGCAAGAAGAAAACGGATTGACTGCTGATGGTATTGTTGGAAATAAAACCTATAAAAAACTAATAGGCTAAGTAATGAAGACTGTTTTAGGTAGCGAAGGTAAATTATCACGTAAACAAATAACAAGGCTCGGTGGATTAATTGCCTTTACATGCGGACGTGTCCCCTATCCTGTTATATTAGAAGATTTGACAACTAATAATTTTTTGCGTGATATTGATGATGGTTTCGAAATTACTGAGGACGGAAAAAAAGAATTAAACAGATTAACTGCAATGGCAGGATTGCGTCCAGAGCATTATGCTGATACAACATCTTGTGGGTAAAATCGGGCATGAAATTACCCACACGATAATTATAATATTTGATCAGCAGTACGTGGCAATCTAGCGTGTTTTACTATATTCCTTACAGTTGTTTCTCTAAGGTCTAGTATTATAGAAATTGTTTTTTGATCAAATTTTTTATGCATTAAGTTATTTATTCTTTTTGCATTTTCACTAAGCTTTAGAGGTATCTTAGTTCTACCCCCTAAATTATTGTGTGTTTGAGTAGTTTTACCAAATGCGTAAACACTTTCTTTTTCTTTCTTTGCGCCAGCAGTACCCTTTGCTGATATATGCATCATCTGACCAAGTTCTGCTTCCGTAGGCTTTCTGCCTTTTTTTTCCATGAATTCTTTCAAGTAGTTTTTCATTTTTTCTCCTGTTTTATTTTTTTTAATTGATTTCTTAAATTAGAAAGTTTCTGGCTACATTCTTTAAGATAATAATCACATCGTTTTCTTTTTTCATAATAATCACGTATTTTTTCTTTTAAACTACGCCTATAGACCCTTTTATGGGTTCTATGCATTTCAATTTCATTTTTAGTTTTTTTTATTAATTTTTTTATTTTTGTTTCTGTTAAAGTTTCCATTTTAAATTTTCGTATATTCAGCAATACGTTTTCCATTGCTTGCAGTTACCATTTCTTTATGAAATGAATATCCTGATTGTTTTAAATCATGCATACGAGCCGCTAACCTCAAGCACCCATATAATTTAAGAGCTTCAAAAGCTGTAATCGAATGACCTTTATCAAGGTGTGCTTTAATCATTTTAGTTTGATTTTCCATTATTGATCTCCCATCAATTTTTCTAATTTATTTAATTCTTCTTTAACCCAAGCAATCCTTTCGTTTTGAACTTTTTCTTTTTCATTTAGTTTTTGTTTTTCAATTTGGATATTAGCTAATTTTGATTTAGCATCTGTAAGTGAAGCTTCCATAGCTGTATGTAGTTTATCTATCATAAGTGGTTCTCCTGTACTGTTTCCTCAAAGTGATCTTGAAATTCTACCATAAGAGCGTTTTTAAGCCTGTTTGAGATAGGGTTACGAGTTTCAGCGCTAAATATGTCGCCAAAATCAATATCGACCTCTGGTGGGCTAAATTGCGTTCCGCGATCAATTTGAATGTTGTATTCTACAGAGACTTCAAATGTGAAGCCCCTGTATTCCAGTTCTAATGTATGTTCATTTGCGTAATACATTGTTTCTTTTCCAAACCTTGTAAGCTTCAATCGTTTTTTTATTTTGAGCTAGTGGTGCTTCATCAACAAAAGCAATAAATTTATCCCAATCCATACCAAGCCATTTGCATTGGTTTTCTAAAATGGTTGTTGCACCTTTAATTTGCATTTTGATCTCCTACTTTAACTGCATCTAATCCCCACTCATTACCAATACGATATGGAAAAACATTAGTAGCGCAGTTAGTTAAAACAGCCTTTGCTGGAGCTAATTCATCGCATTGCGATAAGCCTAAGTTTTTTAATACTCTGCTAGTTTTTCCAAATGGTAAATATGGCTTTCCTCTTAATTTAATTAGATCAGCCTCATTGTCATTCAACAACCAAGCTTTTCCAAATTTAGTTGTAATAATTTTAGCGCTGACGCGGCGTTCCCCTTCATATAAACCTGCCATAACGCCTAAACCGCCATTAGCTACTATTTTAGATTGCAGTTTTGCCTTGCTTTGCATTATGCGGTTAGCTTGTAATGTTCTAAAATTATCTAAACTCATAATTTGTCCTTTCATTTATGTTATATAAATATATTAGGTAAATTTGTTAGCTATGTCAACAATAATTATAAGCTATTTAAGAATAAACGCATTGGAAATAGTTTTTTGCGTTCTAATACGTTTATGTATAATGTTAAGATAAGTATAAATTTATGGAAAAACATTATGACAATAAAAAATTGTGAGTTTATAGTAGCTGGAAAGCCAACTGGTAAGGCTAGACCAAGATTTACTAAACAAGGTCACGCATATACTCCAAAAGAAACACGCCAGCGAGAAACTCTAATTAAACAGACCGCTTGGGTTGCTATGCAGAACTCTAGGTTAAAGGTCACTGACAGAAGGGTAAGCCTTATAGTGTCATTTTATTTTGATATTCCAAAATCATATACAAAAACTAAAACAATTCTTTGTCAGTCAGGCGTTTTAGTGCCTTCTAAGCCTGATATTGATAACCTAGCTAAAGCTGTCTTAGATGGGTGTAATGAAGTTGTTTATAGAGATGATGCACAGGTTTGGCATTTGTCTGCTTTTAAAAGTTATTGCAAGTTAGATCAGAAGGCAGAAACTCATGTAAAGATACAATGGGATGATATGGAAAAATGAATTTCGTTTTCCATTGACCTAATCAGAATACGACCAATCAGCACCATATAACTCACGCCATTTCTTTTTTTCTTTGTGTATAGCTACCTTTGTAGTGTCCCACATTCCCTGATGATGCCCATCACATAAAGGTATAGCGCGCATATCACAGGTCTTTCCACCGCTATTTCTATCGTGGATAACATGGTGTGCTGTTGTCATAGTAGTTTGCACCTCTCCAAACTTTTGACAAATTACGCACTTTCTGCGTCTAATTTCATTTAGAAACTTTTCATTTCTAATTGGTTTTGGCTGTTTTAAATTTGACCACATGTTTATTTAATTCCTAAATTTTTTGGTCTTAATTTTGGCTTTGTTTTAATTTCAGATATTTTATCTGTTTCTATACATTGACCCATACTGTCCATATCTTCATATGGTTTATATGCGGATGGCAATGCGTTCCCACATTCATATGCGCTTTTATATAAAGTTTTCTTTTCTATCTCTACGCCAGCTACGACATATGTTATTACAAGAAATGTATAAAAAGTCATTTTCCTGTCCTCATTGACTCTTGCTGTCTTTCGTACTCATCATGAAGTTCCTGTTGAGTATATCTTATATTTTTTAATGCATTATATTCTCGTTCATGTTGATTTATAAATGATTGCTCTGCATTTACTGCCCATTCAATCGTACCTTTATGCAATTGCACAAGCCCTGTCTTTTTACAGCTTTTTACAAAATCATGCCACAACCATTGACGTTCTTGATGGTTTTTAATCCCACCATCTTCTCTTGGTTTTCTTTTGCAGTGATGTCTTGGTTTTGCAAAGCAAGTTGGGCATGGCATTGATCTAATCATTATTTGCTCTTCGGTATAAGGGTATTTCATTTTAATAGCTCCATTGGGTCTATTCCTAATTTTTCAGTTAAAATCTGCATGGCATTTTTAAAAAATACATTGAATTCATTTTGATCCATTGCTTCAAATTTTATGCTATCAACTACATAAAACACTTCACCAGTAATTTTATTAATTTGAGATTTATAATAACCAGTTAAATATTTAATATCGTGATGAAGATGATCTGATGTAGGCCATTTGCCTGTTGAAACAACAACTCTATTTAATATTACCCAGTATAATTTATGATGTGGGTCTGATCTTTTAGATGTCATTTTTAAATTAAATAGCTGGTTTTGCTTGCAGTTCTCTATAGCTTCTGCATCATATTGTGTGACAGGAATAAACACCCCATCACACAACCTTACTTGTATTTCTATTTTTTTAGAACGGGATGTCATCGTCTAAATCATTTTGGCTTGGAGCTGGTGCTTGATAATTATTAGAATTATTCCGTGGCCGACTTCCTGCAAGTTGTAAATCATAAACATTAACAGTTAGATAAGTCTTCCCATTATATTCTCTTGTTCCAAATTTTCCAGTTACAAGAACGCTAGTTCCTTTTTTGAGGTATTCACTAACGTTTTTTCCACCTTGCCCCCAGTATGAACAATCATAAAATATAGTTTCTTTTGTGCGTCTATCATTTTCAGCTACACTAAAACTTGTAACATTAGTGGGCTTTTCCCCTTGTGTTGTTCTGTTTTCAGCATCTCTGGTTATATTACCAAATATTGTCATTACACCCATTTAACTTACTCCTAATTCCAGTGATTTATTTTCCCAAGCGTGTGCTATCTTTTCCGAGAAATCTTTATCCGTTATAGCTATTTCTTTTATTAAGCTAAATCCCTTATCAAACATAGCGTCTAAGCTTTCTGGTGTCGCTGTCTCAATAAATTTCATAAGCTTTATCCCACGCTCTTCTGGTGTTTCGATACGCTTTTGGGGTGTATCGATACGGCGTTGAGATATAGCCTCTTTTTTTCTTTCAACACCAACCATTTCATTTGCGGAAGCATATTGACCGCCATGTAAGCCTAGAGAAGCCAATGCACGTCCGATTGCAGAAGTTTCACAAACCTCAATTGCTGATGTTTTGGTTATATATGACGAGCCGCGCACCTCTTCGGCGTATCCAGAGCCAATAACAAATCCTGTTTCGCGCTCTATAATAATAGCTTGGAATACTACAGTCTTACCATCATTTAATTCTAGTTTGGTTTGTATGCCATATTCACCACCAAATTCACGTCTGAATACCTCTACGCGCTTTGCGACTTCGGTGTATTGTTTGCCACCTTTTTGTTTTACACCATGTGTTTCGTTTAACTCAGAAACGCCATCCATAGCTTTTATAAATTTATTTTCCATTATTTCGTCCTAATTGATATAGTTTGAGCGCCAGTGACTAATTCAGCCCCATCAATTTTGACACCCGCTTTTAATTGTTTTTTGATTTCTGTTTTATCTGGTGTGATAGACACCTTGGTTAATTGTGTTGGTATTTCATCAGGGTTGATGATGTTTACGCTTTCAGTACCTTTCCTCAAAGATATGGTTGCTAGAGCGTGTGGAATTTTAGTTTGATTTGCACAAAGCATAATCGTCTTGAGCATTTTAGTAAGCTTTTGCTTTCTTGCGTCATGACCTGATTTGCGTTCTGCATATTTCTTTGAAACCTCGGCGCATGAATTTGACCATGCTTCTGCCTCTGAAATTTTTAATAATATTTTAGTGACCAGATCAAGAACGTCTGTTTCACCATCTAGTGTATCCCAGAAAGCGTCCTCATCATCACGATAAGGAGCAAGCTCTTCTGAAA